AAAATTGATAATAATTATCAAAAGAATTACCAGGCATAATTGCCTGCCAATCAGCTTGCGTAGAAGGAGTAGTAGCTGCGGTATATTCAGTATTAATAAAATAATTTTCTATATCAGGATTACCAGTTCCGCCTACGTTTTTTACACCAGTATCTAAGAGCTCTTCAACATTATCTCCTACAAACCAGTCATAAAATGAATCATAATCTTGAGAAGAAAATAATGTAATAAAATTGTCATATGATGGTAAAAAATATTCTCTTTTTTCACATCTAGTTAAAGACTCTCTTCCTTGTCTTACAAATCTAAAATTAAATGTAATTCTAGTTCCCGCAGGAATATCTATAGGTAAGTAATTTCCAGCACTAGTGGGATTTTCTATACTTACCGGATATGGCAAATGACTTCTTTCGTTACTTGGAGCTCCATTATCTCCAATTTGATGAAGCCTTCCATTTGCTATAATTGAATCCCTATCAATAACAGTATTAAAGCTATTAGGATTTATTTTCATGTAAACTCCAGATGGTACTTTTACATTAGCGGCTGGGTTTGCTCCAACAATGGGTATTGTTAAAAAGTCTTCTTCTTGAGCTGTTTTTTCTAAAACAGTAGCTTCAGCACAATTATTTAATGCTCCAGAAACATCTCTTTTTACAATTAACCTATCTCCAGTTTCTACTTTATTTGCACTTTCTCCTTCTAGTAAAAAGTATACTGAATTATCATTAGGACTTTGAAAAAATACATTGCTGTAAATTGTATCGTATGTTTCCGCATCTGGCTTTAAAACAAACTTATATCTAGTAGCCCATGAAGGAGCTAATTGCTGTTGAGGTATAGTTACCTGTAAAGTATTTTTTGTATTTGAGTTTTCACAAGGAACTCTTATGGTATTATTAGGACTTACTAATGCGGTTGAAGAACGATTAAATTCATCCATATAAACAATACCCACTTCATACCCTCTGTTACTGTGTAAGCTTGTAACATCAGAAACAGCTAAATATGTACAAGACGCAAAATTTACTTCATAAAACTCATAAGCATTATTCGCTCCATCAACATATTGCATTGCTATTAATTGCAATCCTATAGTGCTCACACCTGGAGTAGATATTATAGATATGGGCTCTGCTGCGGCAGTAATTCCACTAGCCGTTTTACTGTAAGTACCCAAAGTTCCTGGCAATAAACAATTAACCTGGTCGGTTAACGTAGAACCATCACAAGCTGTAGCCACTGGCTGTATATTAGATGCCGTACCAATTTTTTCTACAAAATCAGTGCTAGTAGCTAAAGAATATACATTGTCAAAGTTTTGTGGTAGTATATATGTAAATGTTATGTTGGTATTTGATGTGGTGCTTGTTGGAGTATTCCCAGTCCAAGCACTATGCGCTATTCTAAATTCAAGATTTATAGACGCTCCTGCAACTAAATCTACAGTAGTGCCATCTGGTTTAGACAAATCAAAATATACTACAGAATTATTAATTGTCTGAGGAGATGGGCCTATGGTATAATTCCCAGAGCCTGTTGAATCAAGTAAAGAAGTAGCTCCTATTTCTTCATTAAGAAAATTAGCAACAAATTCAAGTTTTATAGGTTGGTCAAATTTATCTTTTAAATCATATCCATCTACATAATTACCATACACCAATCTATTTCCCATTATTGTTTGTGCCTTGGCTAACCTAGGGACATTGTCATATAGTCTTAATATTTCTGAGTCAGGCAAAAGAGTAAATATCTTTCTGTTGTCAAAAGTAAAAGTGTATTCAGTATTATCAGAATAACCTAAATTAGATTTATCTAAAGACTCAATAATTTTAATATTATTAGTTGTAGATTCTTTAAATAAAATTTGTATTCCAGTGACAAGAGAACTTCCAGAATTAAAAGTTATTAAAGCAGCATTTTTGGAATTAGTCATTCCTTCATTTAAATAACTATTACTGCTAAAATTAAATGCCGATGGGGTAAAAGCTACATCACTAAACTGAGAGGTTGCTGAATATTCTCCATCAGCATACTTATATCTATAAGCAAACGAAATAAACCTTTCTTCTAAAAAATCATCTTCCTGACCAATAATATTTAAAGTTTGGATTGTAGGAGATTCAGAGGGGGGTCTCTTTATTACTAATAAAGATTCGGATGTAAAACCATCTAAATAAGTAGGAGCTGCGCTCGGAGAATTATAACTTCTATTTACATTTATAAATCTAGGCGGATTATAATTGTCTGTAAAGTATAATAAATTTTCAATCAAATTAATACCCGTAATAAGGTTATATGGGCTAAAATTTAAAGTAGTATTTATATTAGTTCCATCGTTTGCGCTTATTACATTGTATGTTGTGGCATTATTAGTAGTATTGTAAGAAACTATTAAATCTAATTTAGCGGTAGGACTAGCTATAAATGCAGGGTCATGTACGAACCAATAAATAGTTTCATTAGCTCCATCCTCAAAAGCTCCAATACATCTTGCGCTATTACTTAACTCAATGCTATCAAAAGATAAGGTTGACAAGATGGTATTACCCTTTGTGTTTTCTACAGAGCCTACTTCAGAGCCCTCTGTAGAACCGAGCCTTACATTTAACGCATCAATATACTCGCCATTAGGAACAAGCCTTTCGTCAAGGCTTTTATTCATACGGCCAGCGATAAAATTTCTTTGAATGTTTGCCATCTTATTTAATCCACTTACTCTCTCCTCTTAGATTCATTAATAATCTTCCAGGATGAATATTGCTTAATCTAATTTTTGCATTTCTAAGTAGAGCTGTTTTTCTTTTTCTAGCTCTATTGATAATATACTCTTGAACATTAAATTTGCTATTTAAAATAGCATACTCAATATAAGCGTAAACGTAATCTTCAAAAAGTTTGTTCACTGAAACTTGAGAATCATCTCCTCCCTCCATTCCATCAGAGATATATTCTAATATGCAGCTTTCATTAAGCATTGTAGAATCAAAGTTTATAACTCCTGCTTTTTTATCTATTCTAAAAGTAGGATTTATATTAGCGGTTTCTGTATTTAAACCATAACGTGCTCCAATAGTGTAATCTGCATACCAGTTTGCTTGAGTGTCAGCGGGTATTTGGTCGTCAGCATTATTTTGATTTAAATAGATGCTGTTTTGTTGACCATTTTTTCTTTCAGTATCTAACTGCGAGTCAGTAGTAATTACAGTACCGTCTGAATTGAATGTAAGAGTCCCTCCTGCTCCTTGCAAATATGCTTGAGCAGAGTTAACCTGAATGTTTTCATTTAAAGGTCTAAGCCATCCGTCTTTATATAGAGATATGCGAATCCAGTTTACATAGTCATTAGGTAAAACAAAAGTAAGATTATCAAACACAGTAAGCTCTAACGCTTTTACCTCCATAAATGCATCATAGTTAAGCTCTTGTATCCCGCGTTTTGCATGAAACAATATCTTGTACCTTTCCTCGTTATTAACTAAAGAGTGGTTTCCAGAGTACATCAACTGAAAATTATTTACTATATCTTCCAAGCTTACATATTGATAAGAGCCCCAATTTTTATTAGTAGGAGCTGCTCCTGCATTTTCGTAATATTGATATTGAGATAAATATGCCATACTATTGTTCTTGGTTTTCTTGTTGTTCTATAGCTTGCCCAAACTGTACTGTAGATATTTCTCTAATAGACATTCCAGCATATTGTAATATTCTAGCAACTAAATTATTTACATCATCTTGAGGCAGTTCGAAGTCTTGGTAGTCAGACTGAGACTGGTCAAAGATAGGCTCTCCACCTGTAAGAGACACATAAGTCCACTTAGGGTCTTTAGGATATCTAATATATTGCGATACCACTCTACCTATTTGATTTATAGAATCAGGATATAAGGTCAATATATTTCCTTCTTGTGTATACGCAGGAAAAGTAGTGTTGGGGCTAGTAAGCATTGATTTAGTAAGCATAGTTATTTTACTATGACTAACCTGCTCTGCTTCATTTTTTAAATTAGACTTCTTATAAATAGCATAAGAAATTCCTGTAGTAGACAAGGAAGCCACATTAACAACCAAAGTAGTATTATCAGTAACCGATACAACTTTTAAGTTTGTCACTACTGAGTTTGCTAAGACTATAGAAACAACATCTCCTGCTGCCACTCCATCGGTTTGAAATGTTGCGCCCGAATCTATTAACTGTGTGTTTCCGCCTCCAGTTGCGGTAGTTGTTCCAGATGAAATTACAGTGCTGTAAATTAAAATCTTATTTAAAAGATAATAATCCGAACCTGTGGTTGCTGCCGTAGGAACTGTGTATTCATTTAGTACGCTTTGAGATAAGCTTGCTGTAACTGAAAAAGTATCTATAACCTCTTCATATCCCTTTTGAATATCTGCGTATCCAGTTCCAGATACTCTCCCATTTTGTTTGTTGACCTGATTATTATAAGATATAAAGTATTCGTCAAAAATATCTAACTGCGCTTGCTTGGCAAACAAGTTAAAATCTGATGGAGATATATAACCGTAATTATTCTTGTTAAGGATAGCAAGAACTGTATTTCTAACAGCGTTTATCATCGCTTTCTTTTTTACAAAGATAAGCAAAAAAAAAGAGGTCAATTATTTTTGACCTCTCTCAACAACTGCTAATCTTCTAGCAATTTTTCTAACATCTTCAAAGACTCTATGCCATCATCGCTCTGTAAATATGACGATACAATGTACATTGGGTCTTCTCCAAAAGGCACAGTTAACATCTTCTTCTTATTAGTAGATGTGTTAAACCATACTTCCTTTTGTTTGTTTCTAAAAGACAACAATCCTTTGTCAAAAAACAACTGTACATTAGACTGTAGCTTTAACATAGGGTCGTTAATCATTTTTAAGAATGTTTGAGGGTCGCGCTTAACAAAGATTAATATATCTCTACGAAGCTCTGCCGTGCTCATTTGCTCTGTATTTCTCCCAAGTAAAACTCTTGATATGGTCTCTACCTGGTCTACAGAAAGCTTTCTGGCTTCAATAAGAGCATCTGCTTCTATGTTTAATTGTTCAATCTCTGCTGCTGCATCTTTTTCTTCATTCACCTCAATAAACTTTTTACCGTTTAGTGGGTGATAATATAAAAACTCTTGCAGTACAGGATTTGTTTTTGGAACTCTTAAAAAGCCATCAACGAAATCAATAGGCTCTCTAACTACTTGTCCATCCTGCTCATCTTCAAAACAAGATTTTTGGTTAGGAGAATATCTCAACACTCGGTTGATTCCTTTGTCTTCGTCAAAATGTAATAAGGGTTGTCTTTTTGAGCCACCTGAAGGTAATAAAAAAGATATAGGCGCTCTATCTCTAGTGAGTTTGTAGACTTTGTCTACTAATGCGTTTTTTTTCATTATATATAAATTTAATTAGATTTAAAAAAAAGGGAGGCGGTTAAACCTCCCTTGGTAATAATACTACTCTTGGAATAAGAAGAAGTTGTTTGCACCTAAAGTACATACAGCTCTTTCAGACAAGAAGTGTACTTCCATAGCATCTAAGCTTGAAGTAGCAGCACCGCCAGCAGAACCTGTAATCCAAGTTTTGTAACGTCTGTCTTCAGTTTCAGAAGCTCTGTATCGAACATGAAGGAATGGTCTCTTCGCGTTCTTACCTAAAATCTGGTCGTATACTGTAGTAGAACCAGCTGGTACTAATAGTCCGTTTACACGGCCTGAGTTAGCTCCTGTTGGTAGTCCACCACGCATAGTTGGGTCATTTAAGTATTTCCAGTCAGACTTGTAGAAGTCATATCCTCTACGGAATCCAGTGAATCCTAGGTTTAATGCCATGTCTTTGTCATTGTCAAATAAACCATAAGATGTTCCACCAGCTCCATAAGAGTTCTGAGCTGCTAACATATCATCAATATCAAAGCTAAATTCTCTATCAACAAAAATTACATTTTCTTCAATAGCTCCTTGCTTATCTAATCTTGAAATTACTGCATCAAAGTCAGCTAATGTAGATGGATTTCCACCACCCCACACATTTCCACGATTCTCAACTACATAGAAGATACCTTCAGAACCTTTGTTCCCTACATCTCCTCCAGCTGCAATTGCTCCTGACGCAGCTTCTGCTGGTACAGCTTCAATCATTGCTGTTTCTAAATAGTCGTCAAAACGTAGACGAGTTTCGTGCTCTGATTTAAGATACCATAAGTATCCAGATGCTCCGTTTTCAGTAGTTACTTCTACCCATCCAATTTGTGCCATGTCAGACCCGCTTACAGCGTATTTGTCTTTAATGATAATTGGAGAGTTATCAAAGATAACGTCATCAGCTTCTAATGAGCCTACCATTCCATTAGTTCCTTTTTTAAATTCAGAACCATAAATAAATACTGTTCTTGTAAGTCCAGTACCACCAACTTGTCCAGCTGCTTCATAATAAGCTACGTCAAAAGTACCTGCCGCTGTATTTACAGCTGTAACAATACCTTTGTTCATTCCGCTTCCTGCATTATCAGAAATAACAACAGTCTGTCCTACTCTAATTGCAATACTTCCAGTACCTGGTACTAATGTATCATTTACTGTAATTGTTGCTGTATCAGCAGCAGCAGCTGCTCCTGAAGCACAATTAGTATATTTAGTGTGTAGTCTTCCTTGCTCTGCCCATTTGATAAGGTCAGAGTTAGACGGCATCTCTGCTCCTACTAAACGTAAGAAAGATGCAATCGTGCGATTTCCATATCGCTCAAACTCCTTTTCGTATGTATCAGGTAAATACTGATTTAAGAAATCAAAGTTTGTAATGTAGTTAGTTGCCAAAGGCACCTGTTCTGCACTCGGTTGTAAAGCAAACCCAGGGGTTGCTTGAACTGCTCCTGCCATAATAATTAATTTTTAAAATTTATTTTCGTTTAATACTTCTTATTTTTAAGCCTCTCCCCGAATCAGGGTTAACTGACTTAACTTGAAATCCTCCCTTATTAGTTACTTCAGGCGCTCTACGCTCGCTCATATTTATATTTTTAGTTTTGCGTATTACATCTTCCGTAGCTTCAGACTTGCCTTGCTCATAAAAGAACTTAGCAAATTTGTCAGGATTCATTGCGATTGATAAAGCTCTGTGGTATCCGGCAGCATCCTTAATCAAACCTTTGTCATCCAAATACTTATTAATAAAGTTCATTGGAGTCTCTTGATTTTTTTTAATTGTCTGCGCATCACCGGGAGAGAAGGTTACTGTTTTGTCGTCAAGCACGAAATCAAAACCTTTGAAATCTTCAGTAAAAACTTTATCG